AAGAGCATATTCAATATGACTTCCTGTTTGATAACCATTTCAATGAACTGAAAGAACAAGAGATGATGATGCAACGCATCACTCTTGCCACTCAGATGGATCCTTTTGTTGGAAAATATTTCTCCACGGAATACATCCGTCGTAAAATTCTTATGCAAACTGAGAATGAATATAAGGAAATTGATAAGCAAATGAAGGTTGATATTGACACAGGACTCGCTATCGATCCTGTTCAAGTCAACATGCTTTCAGACTTGGAGCAACAGAACAAAGCGTTTGAACCAGAGTTGCAATCTGCGGAAGCTGATGCTGCAACAGAAAGAGAAATGAAGAAGTTAGCAGCTGCTCCAAAACCTTCCGCATCTAAAAGTGATAAATAATTAGACTTCAACACATTAATATGAGTGATCAACCACTAGAGTCTGAAGTATTGGACATCGTAAATTTAATTGGAGATAAGAAAAGAGCAAATGCTCTAGACAAAATCTCCGATATTTTGTACGCGAAAGCGTCACAAAACATGGACGACTATAAAAAAGTTGTCGCAAACACTTTCTTTGACGAACCATCACCAGAAGAAGAATGAGACTAATAACAGAAAACATCGAAGATATCCAGATTCTCACTGAGGAGCAGGATGGTAAGCAACACCTATATATCGAAGGTGTTTTCTTGCAGTCTGAAATCAAGAATCGCAACGGACGCATTTATCCTTTCTCTGTACTAGAGAAAGAAGTAGGTCGTTACAATGAAGAGTACGTAACAAAGGGACGTGCGCTTGGCGAACTTGGTCACCCTGATGGTCCTACTGTAAACCTTGATCGTGTTTCTCATAGAATCACATCATTGAAAGCAGAGGGTAAAAACTTCATGGGCAAGGCAAGAATCCTTGAGACACCCATGGGTAACATCGCCAAATCCTTGCTTGGTGAAGGAGTCAAGTTGGGTGTGTCATCTAGAGGCATGGGAAGTATTGACCGACAGGAAAGTGCTTCTTATGTTATGGATGATTTTATGCTTGCTACAGCGGCAGATATCGTTGCTGATCCTTCCGCGCCTGATGCATTTGTCAATGGCATCATGGAAGGTAAGGAGTGGGTATGGGATAATGGACTTCTTAAAGAGAAACATATTGCTGAAATGAAAGCAGAAATTGATAACTCTTCTCGTTTCGAGTTGGAAGAAAAAACCCTCCAAGCATTTAAGCGTTTAATTTCCGCGCTCTAATTTCAGAAATTCCTAAATAAACTATAGATTAAATCAACAACGAACACGGGGAAACTCAAATGTCAGATATGCTTAAAGAAAAATTTGAGGAGTTTGCCAGTGAGCACGCCGCTGTCCTCGCTGAGGCGGGTCAAGACCCAATGCCTACAGTGACTGCCGCTGTGCTCCCTGGTGATTCTGCTGCTACTGGACAATCCCAAACTGCTGTAAATGCTAAAGCAGCATCAGGCGAAAGTGCAACTGGACATGCTGCACCAATCCAACCTGGCGTTGCCATTGGACAAGCAGCACCACAAGAAGTTAATAGTGTAACCACAACTCCTCATGAGCATGATGAGGATGGCGATGAGAATCCTGGTGCTAAGGCAGCAGCTCCTATCGGTGGTGGTATTTCTGGCGAACCCAATCGTGGCGCTAGCAACACCGATCTTCCTAATGGAACTGCTCCTTCATTCGGTGCAGAAATTGCTTACGGAACCAAGATGGGTGGCAGTGTAACCTATCCAATCAAACCTAAGTTTGAATCTGTAGACATGAGTGCAGACGTTGCTGCTCTAACTGAGGGCACCGAACTCACCGAAGATTTTGCTGCTAAAGCAAAAACAATCTTTGAAGCTGCTGTAACTTCTCGTCTTAACGAAGAGTGGGCGAAACTAGAAGAAGGTTTTGCAGCACAAGTTAACGAAGCAATTGAAGTTTCTAAAAAGGAACTCGCTGAAGAAGTTAACGGCACTATGAACTATGCGGTCACCAAGTGGCTTGAAGAAAATCAAGTCTCTGTTGATCGTGGCATCAGAAATGAGATTACTGAAGACTTCATCGTTGGTCTGAAGAATCTCTTTGAAGAGCATTATATCGCAGTACCTGACGAGAAAGTAGATGTTCTCGAAGGTCTGTCTGAAGATCTTTGTAAAATGGAAGCGCGTCTTGACGAACAGGTTAAGCGCAATATTGAACTTCAAAATCGTCTTAATGAGTCTGCTAAGACCGTAATTGTTAGCGCAATTGCTGAAGGTCTTGCCGACACTCAGAAAGAAAAATTGGCATCTCTTGCTGATGGTGTAGAGTTTACAACCGAGGAGGAATTCTCCAAGAAACTCACCACTATCAAGGAGTCCTATTTCACTAAGGATTCTGTCATTAAGGCAGAAGTTGCTGATGAAACCCCAGTAGAAGGTAGCGCAGATGATGTTTCGCCTGCAATGGCGCAATACATTAACGCTATGAACCGCTGGAATCAGTGATTCACTAAATAATTCTATCCACAATTCTCAATAAAAATTTCGGAGACACAATGTTTAACGCAGAACATCTCCAGGAGAAGTGGTCACCTGTTCTCAACAACGAAGCAGCAAGTCCTATTGCTGATCGTTACAAGAAAGCAGTGACCTCGGTCCTTCTGGAAAATCAAGAACGCTTCCTACGCGAAGAGCGTGGAATGCTTAACGAAGTAGCAGTCAACAGCCTTGGTGCTAGTACTGTTTCTCCTGCTGGATCCGCTCTCGGATCTGCTAACACGGGTGGTCTTGCAGGTTTCGATCCTGTACTGATCAGTCTTGTTCGCCGCGCAATGCCTAACTTGATGGCATATGACGTTTGTGGCGTTCAACCCATGAGCGGTCCTACTGGACTTATCTTCGCAATGCGTTCACGCTACGAGAACCAAGGCGGCGAAGAAGCATTGTTCAACGAGCCTGATGCAGGATTCACTGCAGGTCTCGATGCAACTACTGGTGCTTACACCCCTAGAACTGGCGCTGGCGTTGGTGGCGATGCAGAAGGTAACAACCCTGCACTGCTTAACGATTCCTCACCTGGCACCTACGAGGTTCCCCAAGGATTCTCTCGCGAGAACCTAGAGCAAGCTGGCGATGCTGGCAAACTCTTCCGCGAGATGTCATTCAGCATTGAGAAGACTTCTGTGACTGCAAAGTCCAGAGCACTCAAAGCAGAATACACCTTGGAACTGGCACAAGACCTTAAGGCAATTCATGGTCTTGATGCTGAGCAGGAACTTGCTAACATCTTGTCTAGCGAAGTCCTTGCAGAAATCAACCGCGAAGTCGTCCGTCGCGTATACAGCGTTGCTAAGCCTGGTGCTGCAAACAACGTTGCTAACGCTGGTATCTTTGACCTCGACGTTGACAGCAATGGTCGTTGGTCCGTTGAGAAGTTCAAAGGACTTCTGTTCCAAATCGAGCGCGATTGCAATGCGATTGCACAAGACACTCGTCGTGGCAAAGGCAACTTCCTCATCTGTTCTGCAGACGTTGCAAGTGCTTTGGCAATGGCAGGCGTTCTTGACTACAGCAGCGGTCTAACTGGCGCTGGCGGTCCTGCAATCGGTACCGTAGATGACACTGGCAACCTTAGCGTTGGTACGATCAATGGTCGCATCAAGGTTTACGTTGATCCTTATGCTGCTAACCTTAGCGATAAGCACTACTACGTAGTTGGTTATAAGGGCACTTCCCCTTATGACGCAGGACTATTCTACTGCCCCTACGTTCCCCTCCAAATGGTTCGTTCCATCGACCCTAACAACTTCCAACCAAAAATTGGTTTCAAGACTCGTTACGGCATGGTTTCCAACCCATTCGTCACCACCAACGGCGCTTACAACGGCACCCCTGATGGCGAAACGCTTTCTGCGAACGCTAACATGTACTACAGACGTGTACAAGTTACCAACCTTATGTGATCCATCACTTCAGGTTTCTTCAGACCTCCCGAAAGGGGGGTCTTTTTTTATCTTTACAATTATTGTGTAGTAATATATACAGAAAATAATAATTGTTATCTGTTGATACACTTTAACTAAATGTTTTAGTTTCCTGACATAATTAGTTAAAGAATTATGCGAGGTGCCTTATGCACAATCTTTTGTCAAGAGCTCAGTTAGATGAGTGGCGACATTTTGAAGATACTATTAACCAAGCAACCTCGGAGCAAGAAAAACTTAATGATTATTATGAATGTTTGATAGAATGCGATTCATTAAAGCAATCAGAATGTAAAAAAATTTGTAGGAGAATGTTTATGTGATAGCATCCACACATAAAGTGTTACTAGGAATCCTAAGGGGTTCCTTTTTTATTAAATATGTGTATGATGGAGTATTAAAGTGCCTAGAGGACGTATGCATAAACATGAAATGCTAGCAAGAGTTTATAAATTGAAGACTGCACTATACGATGAGACAAATACATTTGATTGTTCCTCAGAAGAAAAGAAAGAAGGAGCACATAATGCTCTCAACCAAGTCCTAGACATCCTACAGGAGTTCCGAGAGTGAAAGACCTAGACTTTATTGATGATGTTCTAGAAGACGATATAGAGGGTCTGAGAGCACGTATAGCGAAGGCAAAAAATGAAGTGTTAATGGAAGAACCCTGTCCATTTTACGAAATTGAGGATTGGACCTACGACTAAATAGTAGTGCTTGGGATGCTGACATACAATGCCTGCTAATTGGTATAAAGAACAACCGAAAAATAGAAACTATCTATCTCCTTTAGGTTTCCAACTTAAGTTGGAACTTTTTGAGGGGGTAGATTTTTTCTGCCAAAGCGCAGGCATCCCTGAGATTAACATGCCTTTCACAGAGGTTCCTACCCGCTTTAGAAACTTCCCTGTCACTCCTGGTGGTGGAGTTACCTATGGTGATCTACTTGTTCAATTTATAGTTGATGAAGATCTTGTAAACTACAAGAGTATACATGAATGGATTAAAAAGAATGGAGGATCTGAGGAGCACAGCAGTGATGAGATAGAATTTTCTCAGGGTCAATTGCACATCACCACTTCACATTTTAATATAAATCACATTGTTGATTTTAATCGTTTGTTCCCAATCAGTTTGACGGGTCTCACGATGGACGCTACACAAACTGACACACAATACTTCACAGCACAAGTCGCTTTCAAGTATACTGATTTTATAATCCGTTAAGGATCTAATGTATGAATTTTGACAAACTACATCATCTCTTTGAAAAAATTAAATCTGACTGGAAGACTGATAGTTACGTAGAACATGAGTTCCGCAACAAATCATACTCAGCAGACCTAGGAAAAATCTCATTAGAGATCCCTTTCTTACATAATAAATACTTAAACCATTACACAGATCTTTCACAGGTAAAGACTAGTCTAGAATTTGAATTAAGAAAAATCATAAAAGAAAAACGAGAGTATTACGGCGGTGAAGCAGATGCTAAAACGTATGCCGAAAAACCTTTTGGGTCTAGTATTAAAACAAGTGAAAAGATGAGAGTCTATCTTGATGCTGATGAGGAAGTCATCAACATTGAAGCAAAGGTTAAGTACATTGAGATGATGTTAAATTATCTTGATCATGTGCTAAAGCAAATTTCTGCTCGCAACTACCATGTGAAAAACGCGATTGAATGGGAAAGATTTATTAATGGAACCTAATGTCCGACATTGTTATTAAAAAGAAGAATGAGGTTTATCTGACTCTTCAATCAGAACCTCACATTCATCATGAACTATCAGATTATTTTTCTTTTGAACTACCTGAAGCAAAGTTTCTGAAGAGACAACCTAGGTTCAAATACTGGGATGGAATGATTCGTCTGTACTCTCCAGGTACAGGCGAGTTGTATACTGGGTTGTTAAATCACCTCAAGCTTTGGGCAAACGAAAGACGTTACACAATTGAGTATGAAGAAAATGAATGGTATGGAGACGCAGAGGAGTCTAATGACTTTGTATCCCCTGGTGGCGTAAAAGTTTTTATGGATAAGATCTCTAAGTATGAACCTAGAGACTATCAATATGGCACAGTTTATCAAGCACTTAAAAACAATAGAGGATTATTTGTATCCCCCACAGGATCTGGCAAGTCATTGATGATCTATAGTATCGTTAGATACTATGTTGCTACAAAGAAAAAAATACTATTGATTGTTCCTACTACATCTCTAGTAGAACAGATGGTAAAAGACTTTAAAGACTATGGATGGAATGCAGAGGAATATTGCCACACCATTTATTCAGGCAAAGATAAGAATACTGATAAACCAGTTGTCATATCTACCTGGCAATCAATCTATAAATTTCCCAAAAGATACTTCGATGACATTGACTGTGTTATCGGTGATGAAGCACATCTATTTAAGTCAAAGAGTCTGACAGGCATCATGACCAAGCTACACAACGCTAAGTACCGCTTTGGGTTCACAGGTACACTAGATGGTAGCAAGACTCATAAGTGGGTATTAGAGGGTCTCTTTGGTTCTTGTGAGAAAGTTACTAAGACTGATGATCTAATCAAGAAAGGATATCTATCTAACTTACGTATCAAAATTCTTATGTGTAAGCATGAGTATCAATACTTTGAGGACTACCATGCAGAGATGGAGTATCTTGTTACATGTAAAAAAAGAAACAACCTCATCAAGAATCTAGTTAAAGATATAGATGGCAATACATTGGTTCTATTCAACTATGTCGAGAAACATGGTGAACCATTGTATGAGATGATAAATAATGTGGTAGCGGACGATAGAAAAGTATTCTTCGTCCATGGTTCAGTTGACGTTGACTCAAGAGAAGAAGTGCGTCAGATTGCTGAAACAGAAAACAACGCAGTGATTATTGCTTCTTACGGAACTTTCTCCACAGGCATTAACATTAAACGTTTACACAATATTATCTTCGCATCACCTTCTAAATCTAGAGTTCGTAATCTACAATCAATTGGTAGAGTCTTGAGGAAGGGAGAAGGAAAAACCATAGCAACACTTTATGATATTGCTGATGACATCTCTAACGAAACAAGATCTAATTACACTTTAAGACATCTATACGAAAGAGTGAAGATCTATCAAGAAGAGAATTTCAAATATGAAAAAGTAAAAATAGATCTAAGAAAATAATATGGAAGAAGAATTCTATTCAACTATAAAATTATCTACTGGTGAAGAACTTATTGCAAAGGTATGTTATTTACCTGAAGAAGATTCTTTACTAGTAGAAAATCCAATGATAGTTGAAACTCATACTTCAAAAAAGAATGGTAAACGTGTAGAAGGATTTGTCTTAAAGGAATGGTTACATTCATCTTATGATGACATGTTTGTATTAAAGATGAATCAAATAGTTACTATGAGTGAATTGGATGAAAGAATCAAAAAATTCTATCTAGGTAATCTAGAAGATGATAAAGGTGAAGTTAGTGTAGAACCTAATAAACTTAAAAACAATGGTTACGTAGGTTCAGTAGAGGAAGTCAAGAAGAATCTTGAATCTCTATTCAAGAGAAGCTAATAGATACAGTTATCTTTTGAACCCTTAACAGAGTCATCCTACTGAGGTTCTGAGGATTTGTCAAGCCCCCTTGACAGATTGTTTGCAATCACCTATAATAGATGCAAGGAAACAAGTAAAAGCATGACCAGAACTAAGAACAAAGAATACTACGTCAACAACAAAGAGTTTCTGGCTGCTATCACTGAGTACCGTAGACTGGTACATAAAGCACTAGAGGATGGTAAAGACCGACCGCGTGTTACCAACTACATTGGAGAGTGCTTTCTTAAGATCGCTACACACCTCTCGTACAAACCAAATTTTGTTAACTACATGTTTCGTGAGGACATGATCTGCGATGGTATCGAGAACTGCCTACAGTACATCGATAACTTCGACCCAGAGAAGAGTTCTAATCCTTTTGCATACTTCACCCAGATTATCTACTACGCCTTCCTGAGACGCATACAGAAGGAGAAGAAGCAACTGGAGATTAAGCAGCGTGTTCTTGAGAAGTCAGGTTATCAGGAAGTCATGTATACCGAACGCTATGAGGGTGATATGGCAGGTATGAACGCATCGTATTCTGACATGGGTAGCATCAAAGAAAATATTGAAACAAGAATGAATCGATGAAATCTACATTAGCAACTAGTCTAGGTCCTAATCCTACAATTGAAAAAAATATTCCTGATGATCAAGTCTGGATTGATGACGTTTTCTATGTCAAGAAAACTATGTTTGGTCTTTACACTAGTGTATTGAAAAATCCTCTTGGTGCTAATTTTATTACTGGTGCTACTGAGGAAGGAGTTATTAAGATGACTAGATGGCATCTTAAGTGTCTGCAAGATGGCACACTTGATGATTATACGTATGTTACTTCTGTTGCTATGGGTGTCAAACTTTGAAAATTGCATTAATTACTGACCAGCATCTAGACGGACGCAAGGGTTCTTTGGCATTCTGGACTTACTTTCAGAAGTTCTATGACGATGTATTTTTTCCAACGCTTGAGAAAGAGGGTATCACCACGATCATTGATCTTGGCGACACATTTGATAACAGAAAGTCTATGGATTATAATGTATGTAATCGAGTTACGACTAATTATTTCGATAGACTAAAGAACTATAAAGTACACATGTTGCTTGGCAATCATTGTGTTTACTATAAAAATACAAACAAAATTAACTCACCTGAGTTGCTGCTCAAGCAATACGATAACATTACCATCTATTCTGAACCCAAGCATCTGAAACTTGGCAGTAAGAAATTCTTGATGCTTCCTTGGATTAATAAAGAAAATCAAGATAAAATCTTTAAACTTCTAAAAACTAGTGAGGCAGACGTATGTTGTGGTCACCTAGAACTCTCTGGATTTGAGATGAATGCAGGTATGGTGATGGATCATGGTATGGACCACAAATTGTTTCATCGTTTTAAACGTGTTTGGTCTGGACACTATCACCACCAATCAAAAAAAGGTAACGTTCAGTACCTTGGCAACCCTTATCAGATGTTCTGGAATGATTATAAAGACTCTCGCGGTTTCCATATCTACGATACTGAAAGTGATAAACTTAAGTTTGTCGCGAATCCCTATGAGATCTTTGACAAAATCTTCTATGACGACACCAGTGTGGACTACAACAAACAAGATGTGTCATGTTATAAAGACAAGTACATCAAAATCATTGTTGAACAAAAAACAGATTACCACATGTTCGAGACATTGGTTGATCGTCTTTACAACGTAGGAGTTCATGATGTAAAGATTGCTGAGACACTTTTAGAAGATGATCTAAATGATTCTGATGCAGACGTTGAGGTGAAAGATACCATGACATTGCTGAGTGAGTATATTGATGAAGTAGAAATGTCCGTAAACAAAAATGATTTAAAAAATCTTATGAAATCTCTATATATTGAAAGTTGCGAAATCGCCTAATGTTTATCTTAACTCTGGAGGGCAAAGAGACTGGAGTATTTTCTCTTCTGAATGATGTAGGTGAACAGGTGATTCCTTTGTTTATAGAGTTTGATGATGCAAACAGGTACAACATTATGATGCATGACCTGACTGAAAAGAAAATACCACTGAGCATTACCGAGGTTGACAAGGAAATTATTGTGAACGCATGTGTTGAAAGAGATCAAAAGTATGCTATAATAACCCCTGATGACCTATTGATTCCTCCTGAAGACGTTCTTGCATGATAACCTTTAAAAAGATTCGATGGAAGAATTTCCTTTCCACAGGGAACGTCTTCACCGAAGTTGATATTTGTAAAAACAAAACTAATCTAATCGTTGGTGACAACGGAGCAGGTAAGAGTACTATTCTAGATGCTCTTACCTTTTCTTTGTTTGGGAAACCATTTCGTAAGATCAACAAACCAATGTTGATCAATAGTATCAACGAGAAAGATTGCATTACTGAAATTGAGTTTAGTATTGGGAACAATGATTATAAAGTTGTTCGTGGTATTAAACCAAATATTTTTGAGATCTACTGCAATGACCAGTTGTGGAATCAAGAAAGCACTACAGTAGATCAACAGAAAAATCTTGAGCAAAACATACTTAAGATGAACTATAAGTCATTCACGCAAATCGTGGTGCTTGGTTCTTCTACGTTTGTTCCATTCATGCGTTTGCCTGTTGCTCAACGTCGTGAGATCATCGAAGACATCTTGGATATTCAAATCTTCTCTACGATGAATGTCTTATTGCGAGATAAGATTCGTGAGAATAATGATGAACTTAAGGAGTTTGATTATCAAATTGATCTCCTTAAAGAAAAAGTTAGTCTTCAAAAATCATACTTGTTAGAACTTGACAAGAAAAACAAGGCAGATATTTCTAATAAAGAAAATAAAATTGCTGAGTTACTGGATGAGGAAAACAAACATCACTTGGTTATCAAAGAAACTAATGATGTTATAGAACAACTCAACACTCAAATTGGGGACTATTCTGAATCTTCCAAAAAACTTAAGAAACTTAATACGTTTCTTATTAAAGTTAGTTCTAAATTGACTGCCTGTAAAAAAGAACATGAATTCTTTGAACAAAATCATGTGTGTCCTACCTGTACACAAGAATTGACTGAAGAGTTTAGATCTAACAAAATTGAATCTGGTAAAACAAAACTAGATGAAATGTCTCTAGGTTATAATGAAATCCTGCAAGCAATTGGTGAGGAAGAAAAACGTTTCTATAAATGGAATGAAATTTCTACAGAAATCACTGATAAAAATAATGCAATTTCACAATCAAACTTTGCGATCACTCAGATTCGTAAGTCTATTGTGAATGTAGAGAGCGACATTAAAAACCTAGAGTCTGGTGGCGGGGATAAAAAAGAAGCATTCACTAGACTAGAAAGTTTAGTTGAAGAGAAAAAACAACTAGCACTTCGCATGTCTGAGTCTAAACAAGATAAAGATGTGTTAAGTGTTGCTTCTCAGTTGTTGAAAGATAACGGAATTAAGACTAGAATTATAAAGAAGTATCTCCCCACAATGAATAAACTGATTAATCAGTATCTTCAGGGGATGGAATTCTACGTTAACTTTAGTCTTGATGAAAATTTTGAGGAAACTATTAAGTCGCGTTACAGAGATCAGTTTTCCTACGCATCTTTCAGTGAAGGAGAGAAAGCTCGTATTGATATTGCTCTTCTGCTTACTTGGCGTAGCATTGCTAAACTTAAGAATAGTGTGGATACTAATCTCCTTATCTTAGATGAGATCTTTGATGGTTCATTGGATCATCAAGGTGGTAGCGATCTTGGTTGGATCCTCAGAAACTTTGATGATAGTGTTTCTATCTACGTTATCTCTCACAAAGAACAAATGACTGACAAGTATGATAGAACATTGAACGTAGAAAAAATCAAGAACTATTCTGTGGTGAGAGAAACCATTAACGAAGAATGACTTACCCAACTCTAAAAACAGATGACGGGTGGGAACTATTTCCTTTGTTTGCTAAAGCAGTTTCTATTCACCATGTAGATGAAACTATATGTAAGGAACTTCAAGATCTTGAAGTGAAATGCAATTGGAATGAAGACGATGGAACTGATGGTTGTAAAGGAGCAGTTAGTACAGAAAAAAATGTTCTTGATCTAAACTCGGTTCTCAAGCAAAAACTCCATAGTATTGTTCATGACTATGTACAGAGAACTATGGGATACATTTGTGATGTTCAGTTTACAACTTCATGGTTTGCTAGAACATACGAAGATGGATTCTGTGAAGAACATATGCATAGCAATTCTTGGTTCAGTGGTATTATATACTATGGTGAGTACGAAAAAGATACTGCGCCAATTCAATTTACAGATTCTAATCCACATAGCGTTTGTGTAAAAGTATCTGAATTTAATTTCTTTAATTCATTTGCTTGGAACATTCAACCTGAACATGCATTAATTGTTATGTTTCCTAGTGAGCTACGACATAAAGTATTAAGAAACAAATCCCAGTGGACACGTAATGCTTTGGCATTTAACGTTATGCCTAAGGGTGATGTCGGTATTCAGGACAGCGTGTTCCAATACTAGAAGTGGCATAGGGGGGTCTGACGACCCCCTTTTTTTGTGTATACTAGTTGCATAGAGAGAAAGAAACCATGCAAACACAAGAGATCAAAGGCAAACTTGCTAAGTTACTTGCCACTGAAAACCTTTTGGTTGAGCATCGTTCTGTGAATACAGCATCTTTCGATGTAGATAATCGTATATTGACTTTACCAAAATGGGATAAAGCATCTAGTACAGTCTATGATCTTTTGGTGGGTCATGAAGTTGGGCATGCTTTATATACTCCTATGTGGGATGGATTTGATTGCCCTAAAGATTATGTGAACGTGACTGAAGATGCGCGTATTGAAAAACTTATGAAGCGTCGTTATACTGGTCTTCGCAAGTGTTTCTTCAATGGATACCGCGAACTCAATGACGATGATTTTTTTGGTATTGCTGAAGAAAATATTGATAGTTTAAAATTGATTGATCGTATCAATCTATATTTCAAAATTGGTGTTGCTGAAGTTGTTATTCCTTTCAATGCAGAAGAAAAAATTCTGGTAGACAAAACTGCAAACACAGAGACTTTTGATGAAGCAGTAAAAGTTGCTGAAGAGATCTGGGAATATTCTAAAGAACAGCAGCAAGAGCTTGAGAACCTTGCAGATATTCCTCAGTCTGGTGGTGATGGTAGTTCTGGATTATCCGAAAGTCAAAGTGTCAATGACGAAGAATCTGGCGAGGAAGGTGGTGAAGAAGTCATGACACACGAAGAGATGTTGGAAGAAGCACAGCGTAGAGAAAACGAGAATGGTGCTGCACCAGCAGGTGGTGATATTTCTTCTTCTGATACTCAAAATAATTTTGACCAGCAATCACAGAGTCTTAGTAGAATTTCTTATTCAAGAAATGTTTATGTTGACATTCCTACCTTGGATGCTTCTGATTATGTTGTTGATTGGAATGTAATTCATAATTGGATTGACAATCAGAAAGAGGGTCTTGACCCAGATGGTTTTTCGTGGGTTGATTTAGAGTATAGAAAATTTAAAAAGTCTGTTCAGAAAGAAGTAAACTATCTTGTAAAAGAATTTGAATGTAAGAAAGCAGCTGCAGCATATGCCCGTCAGCAAACCTCACGTACTGGAGTTCTCAATACCAGTATCTTACATACGTACAAACACAATGACGACTTGTTCAAGAAAGTAACAATTATTCCTGAAGGTAAAAATCATGGTCTTCTTTTTATTCTTGATTGGTCTGGTTCCATGAACACCACGTTGCTTTCTACTTTAAAGCAACTGATGACTCTCTGTATGTTCTGTAAAAAAGTACAGATCCCTTTTGAAGTTTATGCATTTACTAATGAGTGGATTGGTGCTGAACGTGCAATGGAAAATCAAGTCGGAAAATTTTTTCCAAAACTAATTACCGAAAGACTTATCAAAAATGAAGTCTATGTAAGCAAGCAGTACTTTCGCATGATGAATATTTTTTCATCTCGCACTAACAGCAAAAATTGGGAACGTCAATGCCTTAACATATGGCGTGAAGTATATTCACTACAATATTATGTTGGTTATCCATCAACAATTGGTATGAGTCTTTCTGGAACTCCACTCAATGAATCTATCCTTGTTATGAAGTCAATCATTCCTGGGTTTAAGAAGACTACTGGAGTCAGTAATGTTAATGTTTGTATTTTGACTGATGGAGAATCTTGTGGTTCTATGTATGGTCACGAGTCTACATATGATGATGATAAACAAATGATTTTTGCACGACGTTTAGATTCTACTAGTGTTACTCTTCGCGATCGTAACTTGGGTTGTACATACAACAAACTAGAGTCTTGGGACGAGCAAACAAATGTCTTCATTGAAAACTTAAAAGAGACGCATCCATCTGTTAACATAATTGGTATCCGTCTTCTTGAAGGTGGTAGTGGTCTTGCCAGTTTCTATCGCCGCTATTGCAATGATTCTGTTGATGGACTTGATAAATTGTATAGAGATTGGAAAAAAACTAAATCAGTTGTTCTTCCAAATCCTATTTCTTATGATGCTTTGTATGTTATTGCTGGTAAATCTAGTGCGCGATCGTTTACTGAATTAGATGAAGAGTCAACACTAGATATTGATGCTGGTTCTTCTAAAACTCAAGTACGTGCTGCTTTCAAAAAACTACTGAAGCAAAAGCAAAACAACAAAGCTATCTTGAACCACTTCATCAGTCAGATTGCATAGTGTCCACTCTGCCCCTGACTCTGCCCCACTCTGCCCTATACTTACTCCATACGAAACAAACCGATGCCTGCCAAGTCTGATTTAACCACGTCTCAAATTACTTCTTATCTTGCCGAGACCTTTGGTTCTGACATTAATACGGATCACGTTCGTGCTGCAGCAACATATTTCTCTATATCATATCCTACTGCTGTTAAGCGTCTTCGTGATTGCCATGTCGGCCGCGGCAAATGGAACCTGACCATTGAAGAAACACGTGACCAGTTGGAAACTCAGTTTCCTGATCAGGAAGAAATGAACATCATCCCACTTAAAGATAATAGTTTTGTCCCGTTCGGTAACTTTACTGATCTGAAGAAAATTATTTCTTCTCGTCTGTTCTATCCTACATTCATTACTGGTATGTCTGGTAATGGTAAAACTTTCTCTGTAGAGCAAGCGTGTGCTGCTCTAGGACGTGAGTTGATTCGTGTAAACATTACAATCGAAACTGATGAAGATGATCTTATTGGTGGTTTCCGTCTTGTCGATGGGTCAACTGTTTGGCATAACGGACCTGTCATTGAAGCACTCGAACGTGGAGCAATCCTGCTACTCGATGAAGTTGACCTTGCTTCCAACAAAATTCTATGCCTTCAGTCCATCCTTGAAGGTAAAGGTGTGTTCCTGAAGAAGACAGGTCGCTATGTGAGACCTGCTGCTGGATTCAATGTCATCGCTACCGCCAACACTAAGGGTAAGGGTTCTGATGATGGTCGCTTTATTGGTACTAACGTATTGAATGAAGCATTCCTAGAACGTTTTGCTCTCACCTTTGAGCAAGAGTATCCCACTCCCAAAATTGAGACTAAAATTCTTGAAAAAATTGGTGCGAATATTGGGGTGACAGATCTTGAATTCTGTGCTAAACTTGCTGACTGGGCTGACGTTATTCGCAAGACGTTTGCTGATGGTGGCGTGGATGAAATTATTTCTACTCGCCGCTTGTCTCATATCATTCGTGCCTACTCCATTTGGGGTGACCGATACAAGGCAATCAAAGTTTGTGTCAATAGATTTGATGAAGAAACAAAAACTCCCTTCCTTGATGTCTATACCAAACTTGATGAGAAAGTAGAAATGGAGGAAAGCGATGAGAGACCATACTATGACCAGTGAAAACTTTCATGGATACATTGGGCGAGTAGCAATCCTTAAGGATTGTGACCATCGCTCTGGAAAAATAATCAAAGGTGAGGGATTTAAACTTACTATGAAATCTATTG